AAGGTCCATAACATGGGCGCGGATCAATTCACGATCGCACTGACGAACACGGCCCCCGTTGCTGCGAACTCAGTCATCGCCGACATTACCGAGATCTCCTACACCAACCTGTCGAGTCGTAACGTTACAACGTCATCATCGGTTCAAACCTCCGGCATCTACAAGCTCATTCTCGCTGATCTTGTGCTCACCGCAACCGGTGCCGTTGGTCCATTTCGTTATGCGGTGCTATTCAATAACACACCAACATCGCCACTTGATCCGCTGGTTGGATTCTATGATTACGGCTCATCAATCAGCTTAGCAAACGGCGAGACCTTTACTGTTGACTTCGACGGCAGCGGTGGAGCAATTACGCATCAGTAGGGAGTGAATATGCGAGACATCAAGCAGATTAAAACTGAAATCGAATCAGCCCGCGCGGAGTATCAGGACAAAGTCAACTCAGTGGCTGCTGCTGAGTTATACCCACTGTCGCAGAAGATCAAGCAACTGCAAGCCGAACTTGTGGCGACAATCTCAGCCGGTGCTGAAGCATGTAAGGCATGCGATAACCCTCCCCACGGCATGGAGCAGCAGGTGGCAATCAAAGGTCAGGCGATGACCATCTACGAAGTTGGCTGTCTCGTTTGTCCCGACCGTCGTGCGCAGGGATTCACTCCACAACTCGCTGTTGAGAGTTGGAACAGTGAGAAGTTTCTGCCGCCCAAGGAGCAAGCTGTCGCGTAACCAACGTGAAGATCAAAGAGAAGTGATGGACAGGGCCGAGGAACCGCTTTACTTCTTGACTTACTAAAGGAAATGGCAACACTAACCGAGGAAACTGTCGAGGATGCGCTGCGAGAGTTTGATGGGAACATGGCCGCAGTGGGTCGAAAGTTTGGCGTCAGTAGGCAGGGAGTGTGGGATTTCGTTCAGCACCATCAGGTACTTCAGCAAGTAGTTTTAGAAGTCAAGGAGACTTTCATTGACGACATTGAAGGGGCATTATATCGCGGTGCGAAAGAAGGTAATACAACTGCTCAAATATTCATCCTCAAGACACAGGGGCGGGCTCGCGGCTACGTCGAGAGGGTGGAAAATACAGGAGCAGACGGCCAACCAATTGAGATAGTCGTGAAGCATGTCGAGCGTCCTGCCAAGACAGATTGAAATTGAAGTTCCCGCCCTTCACTCCGCACAGCAGACAATTGTTAATGAGGCCCGTCGATTTAATGTGCTTGCCTGTGGTCGCCGATTTGGAAAGACATTATTAGGGATTCAGTTAGACGTTTATCCAGCCTTAGACGGCTATCCGGTTGCCTGGTTTTCACCTACCTACAAATACCTAAATGACGCATGGCGCGACATGGCCCGCATCGTAAAACCTATTTGCAGGCGAGTGGCTGTGCAGGAACACCGTTTAGAGCTAATCACCGGCGGCGTGATTGATATGTGGTCGCTGGACTCGCCTGATTCAGCTCGCGGCAGAAAGTATAAACGCGTGGTGGTTGATGAGGCCGCTATGATACCCAACTTTCAAGAAGCATGGCAGGCAGCGATTCGGCCAACGCTCACAGACTATAAGGGCGATGGGTTTTGGTTATCTACACCAAAGGGAATGAACTTCTTTAAGCAGGGGTTCGACTACGGGCAAGATCCGTTAATGGAAGATTGGGCCAGCTGGCAGATGCCTACCACGTCGAATCCTTACATCTCGAAGGATGAAGTTGAGACTGCACGTCAGGAGTTACCGGAGCTAACGTTCAGGCAAGAGTATCTCGCTGAGTTTTTACGATCAGACGGTGCGGTGTTTAGAAACATTGAAGCGAATCTGGTCCCGGTGAATGATGCTGACGGCAATAAGATTGAGACGCCGGGAAAGCACAAGGGGCATAAGGTTGTTGCCGGATTGGATTGGGGGCAGAAGCATGACTTTACTGCGCATTCTATTATCTGCGCAGATTGCAAACAGGAACTTGAACTGGATAGATTCAATAAGATTGATTGGGCGTTCCAGCGAGCGCGAATTAAATCTCAGATTGAGAAGTGGAATATAAAAGACGTGCTTGCTGAAGAGAATTCAATCGGCTCACCCAACCTCGAAGCTTTGCAGGATGAGAAACTGCCCGTCAGGGCGTTTACAACCACGATAATTACCAAAGGACAGGCGATTCAATCGCTGGCATTAGCATTTGAGCGCAACGAGTGCAAGTGGCTGAACAGTCCTGTGGCTACAAATGAATTACTGGCTTACGAGTCAAAGGCGAGTCCGGCAACAGGCAGGCTAAGCTATTCAGCGCCGGAGGGGATGCACGATGATACGGTGATTGCGAGGGCGCTGGCGTGGTTTACGATTTCCAATCCTCCGCGTAGGATCTTAGTGGCGTAAAGAGGTATAATTCAGGGGTATGACAATTCAAGAAGCTATCCAACAAAATTGTCGTCGGATCAAGCTACCAGTTTGGAACCTAATGGCTTACATTGAGTTGCCGATTCTGCCCAATGGTATTGGTCCGGTTGCCAAGCTGCACGACATAAACGGCGACACCATGATCGGGATGTGGAATCTTGACGGCGACGAGTGGGAACCTTATTCAAGGGTGATAATTCAGGGTTATGGAAACCAATAAGATCCATTTGCTTAGACAAGAGCGTCACGAGACTGCGATTCTAAACTCCAATCGATTTGAGTTTAATTCAAAGGGACGCTTACTGTGGCTGCAAAAACTCTTATTCAAGGTGCTGCGCTGGCTCAAAGCGGACTCTTATGACACTGCCATCGAATACACAACGGTTGAAATCGATCCGTCCAACATCATTGACGCACTAATGCGCAATCGTGTTGACGTGGAAAGACTTTACAATAAGCGAGCGAGATATGTAGTAATGGGACCGAGAGACTTTCAGCGGTTTAGCTCCGCGCCGGAAATCAACAGCATGTTGATGTTCAGCTTCTCTACGCCAATCGGAATGAATGGCAAGCAAACAATTCTTGGGCTTGAGGTGGTCATCGTTCCGTGGATTGACGGGTTCTTTGTGCTGCCTGATCTGGAATCTGAGCACAAGATAGCTCTGAGTGCTTAGGGGTATGGAAAACACTTACATCTCAAAAGAAGAAGCCGAGGAATACACCCGAAACCCGCCCGATTTACAACCTTCAAAAGAGGATCTGAAGCGTGCCGAGGATCTGATCGATACGCATTGCACATTTATCGATGAAGAGGGTTGGCCCGTCCACATTGCTGAAAACGACTACACGCCTAAACTTTAAACACCTTGCCTTAACTCCTACATTTAAGTAAATTCTTCCCTGTGACTTTCCTTGATCGACTGCAAACAGCTTATCGAGCACTCAAGTCCGTTCCCTTTCCGCAATCCGGCAGTGGCTCGCAGTTTGTAATCTACCCGGATATGAACGCATGGCAGAATGTGATCTCTGCGTCTCTATCCGACAGTACGCAACCTTCCAGTGATCCAAGTCTCTCATCGCTAGTCGCGGCTGGTTACACTTGGCTGGGCTCAACCTTGCCTGAACCCGACTTGCAGGTGAAGAAAGAGTTCCTTCGCAAGCGAGGTGGCAAGAAGCAGGATGACAACGTAATCGAGCGTCATCCAATCTACCCGATCCTCAAGCGTCCCAACCCGCAAACCTCCGGCTCAAACCTTTGGCGAGCGTTTGCGCGCTCATGGATCATTGACGGCAACGCTTACTGGCTAAAGTTCCGCAACGACTCCGGCGTAGTTGTGCAGATTCGCAATGAGCCGCATGAGAATGTGCGGGTCCGCTGGGTAGGTGATCAAAACGGTGAATACCTTGACGCCTCACGGTCGATGAGTGTGCCGGTTGTCCAGCGCAGTGATCGCCCAACTGAATTCATCAACTACTACGAACTGCGCCGGGACAACCGCCGCTATCGAGTAGAGCCTGCTGATGTGGTCCATTTCCGCGATGGAGAAGATCCAACCAATCGCCGTTATGGACTCTCACGGCTAAAGACAATCCTCCGTGAGATCTATGGCGACTCGGCAGTGGCGAGCTATGCGGCCAATCTACTCGGTGGCAACGGGGTAATTCCCTTTGTAGTGGGCATAGATGACAAAGAGGGCTTGTTATCTCAGGAAGACCTCGACAACATCAAGGCTAAGTTAAACGAGCAGACTACCGGGAAGAATGCTGGGCAGGGGTTGGTGTTGAGCGCAAAGGCGACATTCAACCGCACCGGACTAACTCCACAGGAGATGGATCTGCGCACCACTCGCTACATGGCGCAGGAGGTATTCTCAGCGGTGACGGGTATCCCGGCAATTGTGTTAAACTTCGGCTCCGGCATGGAACGGTCCATCTGGAACAACATGTCTGAGGCTGACCGCCGTGCAATCGACTCCTACCTGCAACCGCTTTGGTGGCACATCGCACAGGAGCTAACGAATCAACTACTGCCCGACTTCGATCAGGATGCGAGTCACTTTCTGGAGTTTGACTTGTCTGAAGTCGGCGCATTGCAAGAGAACCAGGACTCGGTATGGGCGCGAGTCGGCAAGGCGTATCAGGATGGAGTGATCAAACGGTCTGAGGCGCGAACCGCGCTTGACTATGAAGCTGACCCCGATGGGGCTGACGATGTCTACTTCATTCGCTCCGGTTCCGAGACGGTGACGGTTGAAGAAGAAGCGGTGCAGCGCGAGGCGGCAATGAATCCTCCCGATCCACAGCCGCAGGTATTGCCGCCGGGACAGGAGCCGCAACTGGCACTGGTCAAGGGGCGGCATACAGGGTTGTTGAAGGGTGCGCCTGAGACGGTGAAACAGTTGTATTCAGCGAAGTGAGGCCAAGCATGACTGAGGACAGTAATCAAACTCTATTTGGGTTGCCAGTTGTTGTAACTGATGCGACTCTAGAAGGCACGGCGATCATGGGACGTTGGCCTACATGGCAAGATATTTTAGAGCACGGCTCATTCGAGAAAGCTATTGAAGCGCAAAAGCGGGAATGGATAAAGATCACGGGGCTACCCGCCGAATGAGATTCGATCCTAAAACCCGTCGCTACATCGACTCATCCGGCCACACGCTCCCTCCCTCTCAAGTGCGTAAAGAAGTAATCGGCTACATCGCTCAACAGCAGGAACGCGCTAAACACGAAGCTGAAAAGCTACTCAATCAAACCACCTCGCTATCCGCGTTCTTCCTGTTCATGCGCTCGCGTGTGGAAGCGTGGCATACCGTCGCAGGAGCCATAGCCTACGGCGGCAAGGCGCAGATGGATACAGAACGAAGCGCGCGGATAGCGGCGAAGGTGAAGTCAGAGAAGGGGTACTTGAAAGAGTTTGAGGATCAGGCACGGCGATCATTCACAGCAGCACGGGCTATTGCGTCTCGGGTTGCCGATAGCATTGAGGTCTCACCGGTCAAAGAAACGAGTAAGCGACTCACCCCAACGCAGAAAGCAAAGGTCAAGAAGCGCGTGTTTACCGACCTGCTAACCGCCGCATCGTCTGAGGCTGAGGCAGTTGCTAGACGAGCGGTGGCTAAAGTAGTAGAGGATGAAGGTCTGGAACTACTCACCGCCTCCATCGCGATCGATGACTCACTGGCAGCGGATCTAATCGGCGGGTCAATCATCGCCCGCGCTGAGATGTACGCCGATGCTGTCTATGCAACTTTTCAAAACAACGTCATGGCGCGTGAGTTTGACTCCGGTGTAACCCTTGGCCGACGCGTCTGTGTCGAGGATGACAGTTCATGTGAAGAGTGTCTATCAGCAGCGGCAGATAGCGCGGAATTCGTTCCCCTCGACGACTTAGACGAAATCGGCTCACTCGCTTGTATGAACAACTGCCGCTGCGAGTTTGAATTCTCACTTGAAGGCGTTGAGTTTGCAACGTCCGACATCTTCCAAGCGGAAATCGGTGGGCAGGATGCCTATGGAGGGAGTGTAACGATCCAATGAGCGAGCGGCATCAGCACTATTGTCCTAAGTGTAAGCAGGTTTACAACTGCGTGGAAGACAGACCCGTTGACGCATCGCAGCACGGCGGTCCGGCTGAATCCGTCTGCTTCCATCACTACGGCGTGCCGCATGTTAGCTGCTCGGTGGCACTGGAAACGGGGCAAACTGTGGTCCTCGGCGGGTATGACGCACCCGCTCAATTGTAACTGCGCGAAACTATTTCAAATCTAAAAAGATTGTGTAAAATCGAAAAGTTTGTTATAGGTAATCACCGATGACTGGCAATTCACCTGAAGTACAGGCTACCCAACTGGAGAAAATCAAGCCGCAGAAGCATTCAGATGTCCGTCAGGATGAACTGGAAAGCGTCAAGCGGACGCTCTATAACGCTATTGATAAGTTGGATCGCATACAGCGGCAACGTGACGCTGAATTGATAACAACCTAGCGAGCCCGCGAACGGCCATTCGTTCCCGCCCGCCTGATTCTCTTAGCTGAGAGTCGGCGGGCTTTTGTCTTATGTGCTTAGACGGTGTTCAGCCACATGACTAAATCACTCTTTAGCGATGCGCTGCGTCAATCCGAGCACCGCACATGGGAACTGTGGGATGCGGTGCGTACAGCTGCCAGTGAGATAGCCAACGCCAAGCGATCCGAGAAAGTCACCGGCACAAAGGTTGACGTTGCGGCAAAGGTTGATGAGTTGATTAGCGACTATGCGAATGAAGTTAAGCCCGCCATCATCGAGCAGATCAACGAATATGCCGGCTCTGACACGATGGAACCTTTTTACTTAAAGGCGCAAACTATGGACACTCTGCTGGAAAAGATTGAGGGTCATTACGGCCCCAGGAACCCGCCGAAGGTTGCCGTTAAGTCGGAAGGCTCAGACACGCTCACGTTTCAAGGCGGTGCGGTCAAGGCGCTGGGTGCCGGGAAGATCGGCGGCTATCTGGTCCTGTTCTCCGGCGCGGACGATCCCGATCTGCAAGGCGACTACTTCACTAAAGCTACCGACCTGTACCTCGACACCGGCGAAACCCGACCCATCCTCTACCGACACGGCGCACATCCGGTAATCAAGTCTCGCAAGCTGGGCAAGGCGACTCTCACAATCGATGATGTTGGCGTGTTTGTCGAAGGGGAGCTGGAACTACGCGACAAGTATGAGGAGGCGATCTACGGGCTGGCTGAACGGGGGAAACTCGGTTGGTCTTCCGGCTCAATGTCGCATCTGGTTAATAAGAGCCCGAATGGTAAATCATTCGAGATCACCTCATGGCCCATTGGCGAGGCGAGTCTGACCCCGGCCCCGGTCGAAGGCCGTACTACCGCCATCCCGCTGAAAGAGATCGTTATCGACGAGGATGAACTGGACTTTGATTCGGTGGTGAAAGAATTTGAGCAGGACCAGTACGACGAACAGTTTTCGATCGACGGTATACCATCGATCAAGGCATTCTGCGAGGCGGTTTCGCCAACCAGCATGAAGGACGGATCAGCACGCTCCAAAGCGGCGGTTGACGCTACGAAGGAGTTCAACACTGTCGGGAAGTTGTTGGGTGAAGGGTTTCACTCTTACGCCTCCCGGTTAGTACGACGCACCGAGAATCGCTTTCTTAAAGAAGGCAGGGAGATTCATCCGGCCACCGTGCAACAGGTCAATCAGTTGCTTACGGAGATCGGTAGGATTGAGGTTGCTTTCTCTTCAGTGAAAGAAGCGTTGCAGGGCATCAGGAATATCTCTGAGATGACCATTGCAGAGCAGAAGGCATTGGACCATAGGGCGCGACTCGCGATGTGGAACTTTTGTCGAATAAGCGGCACTACGCCGGAGGAGTTAGGCACATGAGCGCACAGCTAGCAGAGCAATGGGAAGGGATGGACCTTAAGGGTTTGTCGCTCGCTATTGCCGAGAAGAACGAAGAGCAGAAGACTTTCTTCACAGCCAACAAGGGCCGCTGGGACAATGATCGTGTAACCATCTACGAGAATCGCAATGCTGAGATTGAGAAGATGGTAGCGCGGCAGAAAAGTCTCCAGCGAGTCGAAGATATCTACAACAACACCGTGGCCCGCGACAAGGCGATCAAAGAACCGGCAGATGGTCAAGTGCCGTTTGAGACAAGAGGTGGGAGCGCCGCGGAAACGACTAACGACGGTCGCCAGCCGATTAAAAGCCTGGGCGAGTCCGTCGCTGAAGTCAAAGAGATCAAAGAGATCGGCTCGTGGGAAAACCTGCGCCAGCCGTTTACTTTCAATATACCTAACTTCATGTTTCAGTCAGGCATGAAGACAGTGATGACTACGGCGGCGGGCTATGCGCCAGCTAACCCTCGTACTGACGTGCTTGTGCCTTTTGCGCAGCGCACTCCACGGCTGGCAGATCTCATTCCTGTACGCCAGACCAACCTGCGCACCATCAACTACATGGAGGAAACCACCTCACTGGCAGGAACAAACGCACAGGTATCCATCACGGAAGGCAACCTGAAGTTTGAGAACGCGATGGCGTTCACTGCGCGCTCAGCCCCGGTTGAGACGGTGGGCACATGGCTGCCGGTCACGACTCAACAGCTGGATGACGTTGAGGGTATTCAGGGGATTATCGAAAACCGCATGGACCTGTTTCTGCGATTGAAGGAAGAGGATCTACTGCTGAACGGAACAGGTACGACGCCGCAGCTAATCGGTTTCCAAGGCGCGGCGGCGGCATCGGTCCTGACGCAAGCGCGAGGCACGGATACGAATATCGACGCGGTGTTTAAGGCAATCCAGCAAATTCGCGTCACTGGACTGGCTGAGCCGGATGCAATCGTCATGCACCCCGACAATTTCACTCCTATTGCGCTTTACAAGGCAACGTCGGGTGAGTATGGGTTTGACGTGACAGTGGACAATGCTGGTGTTGTTCGCCTGTGGGGCAAGGTGCTGATTCAAAGTCCCGTGGCCACGTCAGGCACGGCACTGGTCGGCGCGTTCCGCGAGTTCAGCGAGATCTGGCGCAAGATGGGCATGACGATCATGGTCGGCCTCAACTCAGATGACTTCACGAAGAACAAGCGCACGATCCTCGGTGAGTTCCGCGAAGCGCTGACAATCTATCGTCAGACTGCGTTTTGCAAGGTCACTGGTTTACAGTAGTTGACAGAGATTGGATGAGGCTTGGGCGGGTAGGTTAAAAGATCTGCCCGCTACCTAAAGGGAGAAATCAACATGGGCCAACTAGCATCAGGAGCCTTCGACGGTTCTGGAACTGGAGTATTCCCCGGCGGTGGGCAACCGCGCACGATGTTCTGCGAGTACGACTTTGCCCGACAGGGTGGCGCACAGGGAAGCATCGTGATCGGCAATGTCCCATCAGGCATGTGGATCATCGGCGGGTTTATGAACGTGGAGACTGCTCCGGTAGGTGCGGGTGCGTCGATCGGTATCACGTCGGAAGGCGCGGGTGACATCGTTGCGGTGGCGGCCATTGCAGGCGCTCCGTGGTCCACCACGGGCAAGAAGGCGATTATCCCGAAGCGCAACACTCCTGAATCAACTTCGATTCTAACTACAGCCGCGCGGCAGATTCTCTTTGTCATCAGTGGCGCTGATCTAACGGCTGGCAAGGTGCAACTTTACCTTGAAGTCATGGGAGCCCGGTAGATGGCATTCATCGCATTAGCGGGAGCACTGAGCAAGGCTGGTGTCCCAACGTCGGGAGTGGCGCAGGTCGAGACTACCACGATTGTCGGGACGATTACCGGCTCCGGTAACGCTACTTTCACAATCACCTCCGCGCTTGTGACCGGATCGCCGTTAGCCGTTTCTGTGGGGGTGTTGGTTGACGATACGCCAACCATAGTTGCAACTAAGGCGGCGGTTACGCTCAATGCGACAGCGGCCATAGCGGCACATTACACGGCAACCAGCAACGGCGCAGACGTGATCTTGACCGCTAAGAAGGCAGCGGCAAACGATGCCACGCTCAACGTCGCTTACACTAACGGGACATGTACCGGCCTGACGCCTGACGCTAGTTCGGACAATACCACGGCAGGAGTCAAAGCCGACTATCGCGGCGTAGAGGCGAATGCGGTACTGGTGGATACGACTAATCAAAATGTTTACGTTAACACCGGCAGCAAAGACGTGCCGACATGGACGCTACAGTGATGGGACTAACGATCCATAGAGAACAACCTAAACCCCGGCTGGTAACGATGGGCCAAGCCGACAGGATGGTCTACGAACCGCTATCAACCGAACAGGCGGAGACTCTGGACACGCACTTCGCTGCCGGACAGGCGATTCCTAATCAGCCCCTGGAACCAGACCAATCGAACAAAGGGAGAACAAGGAAAATGGCAAAGGATAAAGATCTCAGCGAAGCCGGCACTAAGACGATCAGGAAGGATGACGCTGACGAACAGGGAGCCGTAGGCACTCATGGCAGGAATGCCCCGGCGCAAGAGAAAGTGCCGGAGAGTAAAGGCGACAAGGAGGAGAGAGCAAATGGCTGAGAAGGATATTAAGCTGGGTACGGCAGCAGCTGATGCGCCGGAAGTCGATCCTAAAACCGACATGACGCGCTACTACTATCGTCCCGGCACAACCGAGCCGGAGTTAAGGCCGGAGGTCGCGCAGGCTGAAGCAGAAGCGGCGGCAAAGAAGGATCAGGCGAAAACAGCGGAACAGCCTAAACCTGCTGATAGGCCCATCGACAGGCAAGGGGCTGCGTAACGTGTGGCGACTAAGTATCCAGTGGTTATTGACGGAGAGTGGATACGGCCACGGCGTAGAGGCTATAAGCTTGAATGCTGTGATTGTGGGTTGATCCATCGGCTTAACTTCAGGCTCGTGAAATATATCAACGGCGGGCGCTTAATTCAGTTCCAAGCCTTCCGCGAGAAGAAGGAAACAGCGCAGGTCAGGCGAAAACGTGGCATCACAATAACCTATGACAATCATCGCTACAGCCGGAGCGGTAGACGCAAATAGCTATATCACGCTTGAGGATGCTCAGGCGTACTTTGCCAATCGAGTCTACACCGACCTGTGGGATGAGGCTGATGATCAGTCCAAGGCGCTAATCACAGCCACGCAACGATTGGATCAGGAAGGTTTTATGGGTAAGAGAGCCTCGACAACACAGGCGCTCAAATGGCCGCGTACAGGGGTTTACTCAGACGGCATTTTACTGGCCAGCGATGTCATCCCGCAGAAGGTGAAGGACGCGACGTGCGAGTTGGCATTGAGTCTGGGCGGGACTAACGTGCTGGAACCGCCTGAACTGGCACCCTTCCACTCGCTCAGCGTTGGCCCTGTCAGCATGGTAATGAAGGATCAGGTTGTTGCGTTGGAGTCGTTACCTGTTCAGGTAGCGCGACTATTACGCGGCCTACGAATCATTCCGGTGGTTGCATAAATGGGACTGGCTGAAACGATCACATCGGCAGCGAATGCGGCAGCGGCGGTAGGTGTCCAGGCGTTTCCTGATCGCTGCGCTATTAAAGATCCGGGCACTTCAACGCCGGATGGGTTTGGTGGGACCACTGAAACGCCGTTGACTATCGAATCGAATCTACGATGTCTTGATCGGCCACTATCTAAGTCAGTCAAAGAGAAGGGGGGCGCGTTAATCACAACTCAGAACCATGAGATCTTCATTGAGGCTACGAACAACACAAGGCTAATTCAGCCGCACCAAACGGTAGTGATTGCTGCCCGTCTTGTCCCGGAACGCACGTTTAGAAAACCTGTTACGATAGATGGATCGTTCGCGCCAATTGTGACCATTGCTGCCGAGCTAATTAAATGAGCGTCATCATTAAAAAGACGGGATTCAACATGGCGGGCCTGTCGCGACGGGTGCGGGGAAATATCGCCGACGTGCTCAACGGCGGTGCTGAGTCTTGTGTGTCATTAGGCCAGCAATTGGCACCAGTCTCAGAAATCAATACGCCGGGTTACGTGCATATGAAAGATCGGATCAAGCAGACGGAAGAGGCGACAGTTGACAACTTAAAAGTAACAATGGAGTCACAGGCTGACTACTCGGTGTTTGTTGAATACGGCACGATCAACATGGAAGCACAGCCGTTTATGACACCAGCGTTTGAGTCGGCGCGTAAACAAGTCAACAACGGGCTCCTGAGAGCTTTGAAATAATGTGGCGAACGACGTTTCAGAAATCCAACAGGCTAAAAAGTGGATCTACGATTCACTGGTCGCGAACTCGGACATCGTGGCGGCTGTCGCTACTCGAATCTACGACAGCTACTTGCCCGAGCCTCCTGCTAATCGGACTTTCCCATACTGCCTGTTCGATCTACTCGCTGCTCCGGCGCGCCAGGGACTGGGCCATAACCGCCTGCAAACAGTTGGCAAGTTTCAGATCCGCGTCGTTATCGAAGGTCGCCCCAACGCAGCCGCCCGTAAGATCGGGAAGCGTATTGATGA